CGGTTTTATTATTTGATGGCTTCAACCAATCATCTTATTTGTTGCGGTGAGCGGATTCGAACCACTGACCTCTAGGTTATGAGCCTAGCGAGCTACCACTGCTCTACACCACGATATATAAAAGAACTTCTTTAATTGTTTACTTCGTAAAGATACGAAGAATATTTGATATTGCCAAATATTTTTTAAAAAAATGTTGATAATTTTATAACTGATTGATTATCAACACTTTATGTTGGTGGAGGTGATGGGATTCGAACCCATGTCTTGCAAAGTAACCATAATATCAACGAATTACACGTTTAGGATAAAGTTTAATCTTACAAACTTTCCAAAATAATTGGGGCCGTATGGTTAATACAGCGATTCCACCATCCTATCAGTTTTAAGGAGCCGATAGGTAGAGCTCCGTTTTGTTCACTTCTATTTCAATTCCACGAGTGATGCGGAAGGGATTAAGCTGCTACAGCTAAATCAGCACCCATAAAAGACATTAAGTCTTCGTAGGTCCAAGTAGATAATTCTACGTCAGTTATTGTTTTGTACAGATTTAAAGACATCTAGCACTTCTGTCTACGTGTGGTACTACCATTCTCATCGCAATCAATTCCAAGGCATCCCCAATATGTTTATGTAAATATACGAATAAATTGTTAAACTACCAAATTATTGTTTGGCAAACTCTAAATAATTAACCAAAAACATTTGTATTGCTGGTAGTTTTTTTGCACCCAATTTTACTGATTTTTCGTTTGCTAAACTTATTTCATCATTTGTTCCGATTATTTTCCAATCTAAGTTAGTTGTTAAATAAAACGCATCAATTACATAACTTAAATAATCTTGTTTAGCTATTTCATATATCAACCCATTTGGGTCATTTACTCTTTGAATAAAATATCTAACAATGTATCCTCTAGTATAATCAGCTTTATTTGGGACAGGTTTATATGCTTTAATATTTTTATTATTAAATTTTGCCAATTTCTTTTTACTAATTGCAAATTCGTAATCAAGTGGTGATATGCCCATAATTTAAATTATTGTTCTTGTCTATATTCTCCTAAAACTTTAGTTGTCCATTTCATATCAGAAATAGTTTGTTCTACTTCAGTAACTTGAAATAACCCATGTTTTCTATATTTTTCAGGAATACCAATTATATTAAATGTATCTCCTCTCCTTATACCACTAGTGCCATATACTGTAAATTGATATTTTATTGGTAATGGATGCGAGTATCTACCAGTTCCCGTAGTACCACCACCAAATGCATTTTGTTTTAATACATCAAAAAATGCAGTATCTTTACAAGCATATATATTAAAATATGTATCAAATTTATTTACATCAAATACAGATTGGTCTAAATCAGCTTGAGGAATATCAGCAATATTAGTATCCGGTAATATTGTTATTTTATCAAAATTTGCTGATAGGTTTGATTGCTTAGTATCCTCATTTGCTTTATTAATTTCTCTAGCCTTTGCAACACATCTATCTTGCTCATCATTATATATTTTTAATTGTTTATCATACTCTGTTTGGAATGGGATAATTGCATCGCTTAGTTTTTTTATTTCATCTTGGTCATATATTATATGGTCACTTTTATAATCTGCAAGCTTTTTAGTAGCTGCATCTACGTTGGCTTTGGCATTGGCAACAGTCGTTTTCTTAAAGGTATCATTTGCATCTAAATCTTTTTGAATTGCTTTATAAGCGTCTGCATCTGCTTGAGTTGCAAAATCAACATCTTTACTTATTACTTGTGTTGTTTTTGTTCCATCCGGATTAGTAACAGCCACTTCCATATATTGTTTTACAACTATTGGACCTTTTGGTTTACTACCAGTAAAATCACCACTCTTATCTCTTTTCATTTCTAATTTACCAGAAAACATATCCGGTTTTGAACTAAACAATCCACCGATTTTTAAAGTAGGTGCGTTGGGGTTAGTGGCGTAATCCAATCGTTTTGCTACAATTTGATTAGTCATAGCTCCTGGTATATCAACAGTTAAATTTGCTTCTAAAAATCTAGATTGCTCTCCCATATGATAAAATTCAACTGGCTTGGATGTATTTTTTCCAACCCAGTTTTCATCTATTATAGTATATCTAGTTGTTCCTATTTCTTCATCTTTACCAGTCTTTTCATTTTTTTTAATAGCCTCTACATGGTGTTTTTCTACTATTTGAAAATTCCAAAATCCATTTACAGCAGATGACATTTCATTTAAAAGTTTTTCCAAAACCTGTCTCATATTAAGATTTTGGTCTTCTAATGTAGTTTTAAATAAATTAAAATTTATATAAAGATTTTTAAGATATCCCCAATATTTTGCATTTTCACGATGAGGTCCTGTTGTTAAATCAGTTGATTGTGCAAAATCGTATTCAGGTCCTGGCGAAACATTTACAGGGTTTTTTATTGGCCATTCTAAAGTTGCTTCTACTTGATTTAAAAAAAATACTTTAAAATCAGGTATTTCTCCGGGTATTATTAATTTATCCGAATCCGTTGAATATATGTATGGGAATGCGCCTATTATACAATCTTGTATATCAACTGTTAAATATATATTTTTATTTCCGGCTCTAAACGCAGTTAATCCTTCATTTTTGTTTAAAATTTCAATTGCTTTTTCAAATCTAATAAATTCTTTATCAGAAAATATTTTTTCTTTTGGTATATGATATCCACCTGCCGTAACAACATCAGGAGATACTGGACCAGCAGTTGCTGTATTACTAGCTGCTGATGTAGTACCAGATGTACCCGATGTGCCAGATGTTCCAACAGTTGTTATATTACCACCACCATTATCTATTGTTGCTGCAGATTTAAATGCTGTCAATGTTCTACTAATAACCGGGTCCATATTGATAAAATCAGCCGGTTGAAATCCTGGTTGTCCTGATTCTGGTCTTTTAAAAAGTAAACCTTGCACACTTTTTGTACGTCTATGCTCAGGCAAACTATTAAACATATATTTAAATCTTCTTTCTTGAATATAATTTTGCACAGTTGCATCCGTCATATTCAAGTCCACTATTGAAAATTTTGGAGCAATATCCGTATTATCAACTTTAACAGAATTACCATTTTCCGTATTTGGTTGGTCATATTTTTTAACCAAATGTTGGGATTGCATCCAAGTTGGCATTCCGGGTGCTCCTCTTAGTTTTAAAGTTACATTAAATTTATCACCATCTGCAGATGTACTACCACCAACTATAAATCCAAAAAAAGAATCATATTCACCAAAAGACCTAACACGTCTATCATGTAATATATTTTGGTCTAAATTAGTAGCACCAGCTTGTGTTACTAATAATTCAGTATCTCCATAAGGAATTTTTATTATAGGTAATACGCCTTTGTGTGTGTTAAATCCATATTCAACCAATAAAGAATATCCGGGCTCCATAAAATACTTTTGAACCAACTCCATTTGCCCTAATGTATAACATGTAATTCCAATTTCACAATGTCTTGAAATTTGGTCTTTTCCTTCTTTTGTAGTTAATGAAGTTATAATTGGACCAGGTCTTCCACTCCAACCATCTTTAGCTCTAACAGGTTGACCAAACCAATCTACTCCAATTGCACCAGAACCATCACTATATCCATATGTAGCAAGTTGAGAAACAGTAGTATCTCCAATTGCTTGAAATAAATCAGCATCTGGATTTGATACCATTATACATCCTTTATCTGCTCCTGATATTAATCTTACCCAAACATTTTTTTTAGAATATTCGGCTTCCGCAGAATATCCTTTTTCAGCTATACTTCCCGTATCAAATGCTGCTTCTTTAATTTTAAATGCTATGTTTGGATGTATGTTTGTAAAATGAGGCCACATATTATAACTTATTTTTATCTATTATTAAAATCATTTATTATTTCTAAATATTGTACAGGTATTCTTAAAACAGTCCCGTCATCAACTCCCATAGAACCATCATGTATATTATTAGCAGATGCTATTATCCACCATAAAGAAGGGTCACGATAAAATTGAGTTGCTAAACTATCAAATCTATCTCCAGTTTCTGTTGCTACATAAATATCAGTATTTCTTAATGGTATTGTTGGGTATTTATTTGCCATATATACCTTTCTACCAATTGATGTATTTTTTATTCCTGCATTACTATATCTACTTTCCATTTTTAATAATTTTTAATTATGCCCCTGCATGTGGTTCAAAATCATCTTTTAAAGTGGTTGGTGCCCCATCTTTATAATAAAGTTGTTTAGTTCCTTTAAGACTATACAAAACTACTGTCTTACCATCGTTTAATTTCTTAAAGATATTTGATTTTTTCAATTTTTTAGCTATCGTAGGATTTGCCTTTGGATGAGGGTCTTGCAATTTAGCTGCAGCTTCTGCTGGAGATTCTGATTTAGTACTTGGCTTATTTTTTTGATTTTCCGGTATTGGCGGTTTAACTGGATTTTCCATGTATCCATATAATTTATCACCCACAATATCAACACTATCCCCTCTTTTAATTGTTGTTGGTATTTCGGTATGTGTTGAATTTTTATTTTCAATTATTTTAATAGTAATACCAACATCTATAATTTTTGGTAATCTATAATTTTTAGCTTCATATGAAGGACTATTTACATCATCAAATCCAATTTCCCAAGGAGTATTATCATCAATGGTATAAATTAAAGATTCTATAAACCCTTCTTTATTTTTAAACATATCACCTAAAGTAAATTTAATAAATGGTGGTACTACTGCATTTGCCTCTCCTACATATTTTTGAGGATATGTTAAAGAGGATAAAAATGATAATCGTTTCCATGCAGCAACATGCTCATCTGAATTGAAAGAAAATACTTTAAAATTAAATTGTACACTTCTTTCAATACTACTATATGTGTATATGTTAAATGCACTACCTACAAATTTTGCAGAATCCCATGATGGTGTATATGTTTCCGTAAGTCCAGTTACCGTTGCTAAAAAATTAACCACTAAATCATTTGCTACCGAATAAAATTTTAATGGAATTACATCATAATCATCCAAATCGGCTGCTTCTAATTTTCTAGTAAGATTTACAATATCACTTGGTTTATATGGTAATTGTTGATTTATTGCCGATGATGCTCTCCAAGTTTTAATTTTTCTTTTTACATCAAAAGTTAACCCACCATCATCTTTTAATTTTGAATATTTTGCTGGTATGTTTGATTCAATTCTTTGAATAGGACTTAATTGGTCTCCACCCATTTGTGATTTTACTAAAAATTCCGTAGGAAATCCAACCGAACCCGATGCCATAGCTAAATCCATTTTTTGTGCTAATCCACCTTGGTCTCTTAACTCCTCTGCTGTTGGATTTATATGCCCTAATGGTTTTTTATTATCACTACCAGCTTTAGCATCTATGTTTGCGTATTTTAAAGATGGAGTATATTGTATTTTTCCATTTAAATCAACATGATGTGCATCACTAGTACCACTTGCTTCTTTTCTTTTTGTTAATAATTTAGTTACTTTATCTGCTACGAATTTTTTTGTTTTTTCTTCAGCGATACTTAATGCTGCTGCAATAACTTTATCTTTAGCTTGCTCACTTGTTCCCGTTGCACTTTGTACTAATTTAGAACCAACAGATTCTAAACTGCCAAATGATTCAGCTGCCTTTCTAATTGCTTCTAAATTTTCCGGAGATTGAATCATTCCACCATTCGTTAATTTTGATGTAAGATTTTTTCCTAATCTACCCAAACCTTCTGTTGGTGGATTAAATATTGATACTACTTTAGACGGAATTAATACATCAGGTATAAGACTTGATAATCCAGTTGATACTTTAGAACCAATTTTAGTTAATAATCCCGTTGCACTAAATGTTGTTGGTAATCCAGCCGCTTGTTGTCCTAATGCAACTACACCAGCTCCAACAACATCACCAGCTATACCAGCTGTTGTTTGTGAAAATAAATTACCACCAACTCCCATTTGATTAAGGGTTCTCATTGAGGTAACCAATCCAGTTGTTTTATTAGAAATTCTAACTACCTCAGTACCATATAAAGGAAGTGATGCAGCTTGTCCATAAACTAATAGACCTGTTCTTTCTTCTTCATTAACTGTTTCTGCGCCTAATTCAGAATTCTTTTTTCTTGCCGCATTTACAATAGATGCACCAATCTTATCAACAATAGGGTCTAATGAAGATACTGGTGAATCTTTTGAATTCTTTATTTCATTATATTGTTTAGCAGTTTGGTTATTATATTCCAAATACTGCTTGCTCTCAAATAGTTCTAATAATGTTGGCATATTTAATTATTATGTAAATGCGTAATTGTTTCTAGTGCTTTGATTTGCATTTCCAGCAACATTAGCCGTAACTTTTGCTCCATCCATATAAACTCCAATTTTACCACCAGCCATATCATTTCGTAAACCAGCTATTGCGTTTACTATTGCTCCCATAGCACCACCTCCACCACCACCTGCTAATGCTTTTGATGCTCCAGGTGCTGCCACTAAATCATCGTTTTTACTTAATTTAAATAAACCACCTTCTTTAGTATGAACCATAGTTTGTCCTCCAGCCGGTGAGTTTATATCTCCTGCTGGCTTTGGTGTGGATGAAAATAAAGCATACATACCTCCAATTATTGCTGCTGCTCCTAACAAACCAACTCCAAATGGAATCTCTGCCAATGTTGCAAATATAGGACCAACCGCACTTTGTAATCCCAATAATGCTTTTGCTCTACCAACTACGGCCATTGCAGTATCTGTAATTAATTGTTTCTTTTTCAAAGCCCAAGTTGCGATTTCTTGTGCGTATATAAATGCTGTAAATCCAGCTATGACTGATGCAATACCCGCAATTGTTTGGAAGTGCTCAACCATAAATTTTAATATATCGGCTGCCCAACCTAATGGTGTCATTGCTGCTTGTATAACAGGAACTAATGATTGTATAACCGGCATTAATTTTCCACCAATAGATGCAATTATGCCTTTAAATTCATTACCCATATCAGTTACCTGACCATTAATTTTTTGTTGTTGATTAAATTCTTCTGTTTTCTTTTTTAAATCTTCATCTTTAATCTTACTTACATCCAAACCAGCAGCCATTGCATCTTTTACTCTTTGTTGTTCTTCTTTAGATAAATGAGCCAATCGTTTACGCATCCCTAATTGTTTCTCAATATCTTCAATCTCCATACCAGAAGCTTTAGCTAATGCTTGTTTTGTAAACATATCTTGCTTACTAAAATCACCACTTCTTTCAATTTGATTTAAAATTTCTTCTTGTGCTTCACTTTGTTTACCTGCGTATTCTAATGCTCTTGCTTGAGATAAATTAAATTGCCCTCCAACAAATGTTGATGCTACCAATTCATCTTCAATACCACTTTCAAAATCCAAAAGTTTTTCAGCGGTATCAGCCATTTTATCAAGAGTAGTACCTAACCTATGTGCTTCAATTGCTTGTTGTGCTAACAATTTAACATCTCCTTTAAAAAATTTAGATGTTTTTCCAGATGATTCTGCTATATCATCTAAAACTTCTTTTGGCGATACCCCAACTTGTTGAGACAATGATGCAACTTGCATTTGCAAATTAGCTGCAGTTTCTGCACTAAGTCCAGCAGTTTGCTCAAATACAGCTTGTACTTTTGCTGCGTTTTGACTTGATGTTCCTGTTCTTGCAACTACCGAAGATAATGCTCCCAGTGTTTCTGTTGAAAAATGTGCAATATCAGAAAAAGTATTTCCCAAATCATTTGCTACATCAAATACAGTTTTTGCTTCAACACCAATATTTCTATATGTTACTTCAAGTTCATGCGCTTGGTGAGCAAGATGTTCTGTTTCTTTAACAGTCATACCACCCGTCTTTCTATAATCCTCAGCGGCAGAATCTAATTCAAAAAATGATTCTGCAGCCATTCCTATTAATGATAATAATAGTAATTCAGGAGCCATACCTTTTAAAGCAGAATAAAACCCTTTAATACCCTTTAACATACCTTGTATGCTTTCAGGCATTTCATCAAAAAGTTCAGATTGCTTTTCTTGTATTTCTAGTATTCTTTCTTGCTTTTTTTCAAATTGCTCTAATAATTCAAGTTGTTCTATTTGAAGTGCAGTTATCTTAGAGTAACCCTTTAATTGCTGTGCTTTTAACAATGCAATTTTTATTTCGGTATCACTCATACCTTTTGCTTTCATTTCAACTTCGGCTGTGGCTTGTGCCTGCTCTTCAATTTCTGATGTTAAACTTCTTAAAGAATCTATTTGTGATTGATATTCAGCTGATTTTTTTCTATTTGCCCCAGCTTGTAATCCTTCCAATTTTGCTATCTCTGCGCCAATATGCGTATATATATCTCCTTTAGATTTCTCTCCTTTAATTTGCTTATCTATTATTGGATTTAATTGATTCAAATGGTCTTTAAAAGACATAATAGAATTAGAGCTAGCATCTTGCATTTTTTTATACTTACTCAAATGCTTTGCTCTCATAGATTCAGCATCTGCAGTAGCTTTTGCTACTTTTAATTGCTGCATTGATGTTTCAAGCTGTTTGTTTACATCTTCTAATTGTTTTTTATGTTTAGCACTAATTTTTGTAGAAAGCACATCCTGTTGCTCTAAAAGCTTTTTAATTTCTTTTTGTAGCTTAATTGTTTCCTCACTTGCTGCATTAGCCTCTTGTTGAGCTCTACTAATTCTATCGTCTAATTTTTCTGCCATCTATATTGTATTAATACCCGCCAGTTATTTCAATCCCTGCTTTTTTAAGTAATTTAATTATAGTTGGGTCTTTTCTCATCTTATCTGCTGCGGCTCTATTTAAATCTCCTATTTTTTTATCTATTTGTCTTAATTGTGGGTCATTATCTATTAAATCTGCTATATCTCTTGGCTTTTCTTTATTACCAAATAATCCAAGAAAACTTTTAACAAACCCTTCTGAAATTTTATACTTTTTTGCCATTTTTTATTGTTTTTACAGTTACCTTACTATAAATATGATATAAACAAAAAAGTTAGGATTCCGAGGTTATCTCTTAATCCTAACTTTAGATTGTCTTTGTGCTTGTTTTACTTCATCACTTTCTTGCTTTTTAGCATTTACTAGCTTATTGTAGTAAAAAATTCTAAGATATGTTGGCATTTTATACAAATCCATAACACTAAAAGAATTTCCATATTGCACCATATCAAATATTTGAGTATGGAGCATTACACTATGATTTGGTGGAAGGCCAAAAAAAGTTAACACCTAATGTAATAGGTGCCTCCTCCACCTCACCATCTTCATGAGTATATTTAAATTTCATATCCATATCAGGAGATATTGATTTAGCGTATTCTCTAAATGCTCTACTATCCATAGCTCTCATACCATTTATGTATTTGGTAATATGTGCTAAATCAGAATTACCATCCACAGAAGTAATCATATATCTCAAACGAGTTGTTATATCAGATGATACATCTTTGTAAATTTTTTCTAAAGCTTTTATATCTTTATCAATTAACTTTTCATCACCATGAGTTAATAATTTACCTTTTATTTTATTTTTTCCCATTGGTGCAATAAAATCAAATTCATTTTTATTATCAAAAATAGATAAATCAACATTTTTTGTTTCTATTTTGGATAAATCAATTTTAGATTCAATCATATCTCCTTTATGAGATGAATAAAAACTGAATTCATATTCAGGTCCATATCCCAATAAACGTGTTGCTAAAAGAATAGCATTTTTATCACCAATTACAATATCATCCGCATCAATATCATCTACCAATATAGATTCAAATAATGAATCAATTGCTAATCCTTTTTTAATTAGATTACTAGAAGAAAGAATATCTTCTTCTTTTGCTGTCATTAATTTAATTCTAACTTGTCCAGATGATAATGGATGTCCTTTTGGATACACCTTACCCTCAGATGGAAGGTCTAATACTTCCGTTGGAAAATCATATACTTTTTCGTTCATAACTTTACTTTGTTTTAAGTTTGTATATATAAATACATAATTTTTAAAAAATTAGAAAGCACAAAAAAGGGGATACTTTTGATATCCCCTTCTTTTTTATCGTTTTTAGATTAGAATTCTAAGATTGCGTAATCGTAAGATAATGTTAATTCAATTGATGCTGGGTCAGTAGCGTTTGAGAAATCCAATTCACCAAAGTTTGCTGATTGAATAAATGCTCCTTTTAATTTCCATTGCTCAATTTTATCTCCAACAGGTCCTAGCATATAGATATCAATATCCTTTTTATAGAATGCTGCGTATCCATCTCTACCAGTAATTGATTCGTGCGATAAACGAACCCACTCCATAACTTGCTGTGCACCTGATGGTACAATTGGGTCATATAGAGTAATCGTAATATCTTGCCACTCACCCTTACCTTTCAATTGTCTTTTTACGTTGATATGGTCTAAAGTTACCTTCTCAAATTGAATAGTAGGTCTATTTGCTGCTTTTATTAAGTATGAATCTATTCCATTAATGCTCATAATGAAACGATTCTTCATTTTAGGTTCGAAGTTCGTAAAGAACATCTCCTGATATGTTAGTACATCTGCCATTTTATTTCCTTTTATTTATATTAATAAATATCTACTTTGTTTATTTTTGTATTATGCGTTGAAAGATGCTCCAGTTGGTAAGATGTTGAAATCAATTACGATGAATTCAGCTGTCTTAGCCGGTTGTAAGAACACTTGTCCTGCTAATATGTTTCTATCAATTACATCAGGTGTATTGTTTGATTCATCCATTACAACTCTAAATGCGTATAAACCTTGTCTTTGTTGAACTGCCTCTAAATAAGGGTTAACAGTGTTTAAGAATTTATTACGAGTTACTGCTGTATTTTGTTCAAATACTAAGTAACGAGATGTAGATGCGATGAACTTCTTCAATACAATTAATAATCTTCTTACATTAATTCTATCTAATGCTGAAGCCTTATCTTGTAATGTCTTTTGTCCGAATGCTACAATACCTTGTCCAGGGAATGCTGCGATTGGGTTTACTTTGTTCTCATAAAGAGTATCTCTTTCAGAGTGTGTTAATCTATTTAATACACTAACTGCTCCAGTGATACCACCTCTATTTAAACCAGCAGGTGCGAACCACTCAGCTGCCAATCTATCATTTGCTGCGTAAACAGCCGGTAACAATACTGATGGAGGAACACTCATTAATTTGTTTGTGTTGCTATCAATTGTTTTAACCCAAGGATAGTAAGTTGCTGTGTAGTTTGAATCTATTGAATTTGCTTGGTCAGTAGCGTCAGTTATTGTACCATCAGAAGGTACAAAGTCAGCGATATAGAATGCATCTTGTCTAGCTTCAACCATATCAATTACTTTTTGAGTAATAGATGGGTGTAAACTTCTTACAATACCAGGTGTTACTACCATATTGATATCCCACTCATCTGCGTTAGATACAGCGTTAATTGCTTTAGAATATGCTATTGAACCAGATGAAGTTGAAGTACCACAATTAAATCCTTGCGTATTTCCAGCAGTAATATCATCTCCTAAGTTGATTGCTATTGATGGGTTTGAACCATCAAAACCACCTTGGAAACCTAAGATGAATTGTCTCTTAACCATATCAACCGATACTGAACCAGTCATTTGGTAAGTTAATTGTGCATCAAATGCAAAATCAACATTTGAACCAGTTGTTGCTCCAACAGGGATTGGTTTTAAGTATTGTGTATTATCAAGTAATGTTGCTCCACCTTCAAAATCAAATCCACTATAATAGATAGGAGATGATGATGTGTTGTTAGCTGCATTTGTTTGATAAGTTACAGTTGGGATTAATTTGTCATCACCAGCTGTTTTTGTATAAATTGGGTTTGTATATGCTTTATGTCCAAATGGTGCTGCTGATATTGGGAATGAACCCGGCATAGATACTTCTACTCTGATATATCTTGATTTGTTAGAATAATCGCCATATTCAGTAATTTTACCATTATCGTCAATTGTGTAATATCTATCACCAATTCTTCTAGCTATATAGTTAGGAGAAGCAGGGTCTAAGTTTACATTGTTATAAGTTTCTAATACTACTTTCTTCTTATCAGTATCATCAAAGCGTCTAACAGTTACAGTGAATACAGAATAATCAGTACCACCATCTTCACCAGCTGCCTTTACATTAGAAATAGCTACTTTGTATTTTTGGTTGTAAGGAGTACCTTGTCCAATAGTTACAAACTTAAATAAATCATATCTTTCACCAGAGATTAATTGAGATTTAACCATTGGTGTTTCAGCTGCCATAATATCATCAGAGAAATCTTGCTTACCAATAGATTTAGCACTAACTACAATCGGTGAGTTAGCTGCTGCTAAACTACCATATGATGCAGATGCTATATTTTCAAAGTATGTATAAGCGTATGCATTTTTAGAACCAAATGGAGAAGTACCAAATACATCTGAAACAGATGCTGTTGTATCCTGAATAATTGATAAACTATATCCATCTACTGAGGTTAGTAAACTATCCACTAATTTGAATGAACCAGATTTTGTACTATTAGTTACAACTGAACCAGTAAATCCAACATCTTGATAATTTATAGATTTTGCTGTATTATGTAGTGTTGCTATTAATCTTTTAGCCAATCCAGAGCCAGATGCAAATATTGCAACAGGTTCTTGTTGGATATATCCACCAACACCACCAACTCTTACGATGGTTGCTGTGCCAGCTTCTCTTAAATAGTTTTGTACTGCATATTCAGTATAATAAGTTCCATCAGGTGTTCCGAAGATATCTTCGAACTCTGATTGTGTTCTCACAACAGTAGGAACAAATGCAGGTCCTTGCTTAAAAGGTCCTATAAATGCTGCTCCAATTTCACCAACTCCTTGTGCTAAAAAGGATAGGTCATTTTCTCTTGTGAATACGCCAGGTGATACGATTCTTTCTGCCATTTTATTTCTCTAATTTCGGGTTTTGAATTTTTTTGTATTTGCGCTTGAAAATACAGATATAAATATAAAGAAAATATCCAAAACACAATATTAATGCTTTGGATATTTATTTTTTAACAATTGTAAGTATTTTATTATATTGGAAGTCTTGAACCAGTAGTATCAGATTGAGGAGCCCAAGGGAAATGCTCATCCAACA